AAATGCCAATCCAGCTTCAATTCCTTGTGGATCTAAATCTTTCGCCTCTGCTGAAATCGGCTTTCCAATTTTATTTGCAACTGAAAGATTAACTAGTTTACGAATATCATCTTCTAGTTTTTCTTGTAGTTTAATCGACGCTTCTAATGGTTCAGGTGATGGATGAATAAAACCAGGACGCTCTGCTCTTAAATCATAAGCCCGCCCATGTGTTGCGCCTGCGTTTACATTATTATCTCCGCTGCTTTGTCCACCTGTCGTGGCAGTACCATCTGAGGTACCGGCATGTTTTAAGTGGTCGCCTACTGCACGAAGATCACGTTGTTCAGTATAGAATGGGAAATTAGCTTTCAGTGCATATGCCACATCACTAGAACCAAGGTTTAATAACGCAACTTGATGCTTGCATACGTCTTTTAATAAGCTTTCACCAATCGAAAGCATTACAAAAGGTATACGAGTTAATTCAAGCTCGATTGGACCAGCCAATGTTGGCATATTAGTTAGCGAATCAATTTGATTGCCAGCCGTATCTAAAAACATAACATTAACGCGACCAGTATCTGGGTTAACATAGACAAGTCTATATCTTTCAAATGATCCTGATGGTAGCGCAACTGGAAGTCGCATATTATACTGACTTATATCTCCGAAATCTACACCTCTATCACGAAGCAATACTGCTGAAAAATCAGTAAGCTCATGCGGTTTAGCGCATGTCCAAGATAAAATATCTTCAACTGGATATGAATAAAGATACGGACGCGCACCTTGTGTTTCGGCAAGTGTCTGGCCCGAGAACGATGGCATGTCAACATACACACCACAGCGACCCATAACACAAAGTTCTTGCAATACTTGGTAGCCCATGAATACATTCATGTTGGCTCCACGCATGTCTACACCACCGTTTAAGCCTTCAATAGCTTCTGTGTACGATGTACTGCCACCCTTGCGTAGAGTATCACGCATGCGGTGAAAAACGGCATTTCGCACATCATTAACAGCTGCTTTAGCAAACGCTGGAACTGGAGTAATACTACGGCGACTATTAAAATCGCTATCAGCTTCTCTACTATTGAACTTTTGCAGATATTGTCTCGCAAAATCGTCGCCACCTTCATAGGTATCACGCCAAAGATCCCAGAAACTCATGTCTCTGAGGTAATTGGGGTGGCGGATATCAATCACTAGTCTCTGATTGCCGATCATTTAGTCTGCTCCGTTATAGAAAAGCACCGATATTCGAGCTAGTTACATATGCTGCTGCTAATGGCAGTGCTATTTCACAGTAAGTTTGAGCGTGAGCAAAATGGTCAGGCCCCGTTTCCACATAGCGGGCTTTAGGATTGCCTGAATCATCTTTCTCGTAAACTCGGACTAAGGATTTAAGATGCTCTTTATACTCCCTAGAAACGTCTCGCGGTAAATCAATACGTGTTGTTTTGTATCTCCCCATCGTGGCGTCAATCCAGTTGGTTCGATCAACGATTGCCATTGCAGTACCCATCTCATCTTCTGACAATGAGATTTCTTTTCCAGACACACCACGTCGATAGCGGCATAAAGTTACATAACCTGGAAATCTGCGTGCAAATCTTCTTGCATCGTTAATCATAGGGTCTGCATCAATTACACACCCCAGGACTTGCCATTCTCGCATCAATTGGTCTAAGCGTTCAAACTCGCTTCCAAGTAATTTACCTTCCCAGAGTAACTTACCGTGTGCTACCACATTAATGTCCCGGCTCATCTCTTTGACAAACCATTCCATAATTACAATGTAGTTCCATTTTCCTTGGTCAATACCCATTGTTATAAGTCTCTGTCCTCCCACATTTGGTCGAGTATCTTGTTTTGTGTGAGATTTAAGACAGTTATCTAACTCTGAGTCTGTTATCTGGGCCCCTTCTCCTAAATAGGGATGTCCTAATTTTGAGTTATTGAACTCGGTCGAAGCAGCCTCATCTCCCACACCTCGAAAGTAAGCCTGAACGATGTCCCCAGGGTTTACTGTGTAGGAATAGAGTTGATTAATATAGAAACTTCGGTGATCTGGATTGCAATCAAAAGCTGTTGGAACCCACTTACCTTTCGATAAGTAAACTGGTTTTTCTTTTTGCTCCAAACGATGTAAACATTCTTTGCACTTCAAAAAAGATTCAGTGCAACGTGGATCATTAACATGTTCACCAATAACTTCTACACAGTCTGGCCATAGCAATTCTGTCCACTTACTACAGTGCGGGCATTGAAATGTCCAATGTTCTTGTGTCCCCTGCAAATAAAGTTTATGAATTCCAAACTTAGGAATTGTAGGGGTCGAAATGCTCCAAACCTTCTTTTCCAAGTGACCGCTTAAGCGTTCTAAAGCTAACCAGATTTGCTTCTGGTCCATTTCATCAACTTCATCCAGGATCAAAGTAGAAACGGGTAAAGATTTTAGATTACTATCACCACGCGATCCACGAATATAAAGGTTGACACCGCCTGCTTGTTTAAGTCCAACTGTATTAGTGTCCGTGAAAATTGATTTTAGATACGGACTGTATAAGAGTGCCGTACTAAATCTTGCCTTACTAAAATCTCCAGCATTGATGCTTGTTGGTAACACATATAGAACATCGTGTCTAAGTACGTCGACTGTATACAATGCTCTATTAATAGCAACTTCCGTTACTCCCATTTGTGCTGCCTTCATAGCAGTATTAAATGAGGCATTAGAGTCACTAATTTCACGACACCAAGGATGATACTTAAAACTATAGTTACCAGGGAAGGGCGACCCCATAATTCTCCGGTATTCAGCCCAGCGAGAACACGTTGTTAGAGTGCGACTACGCAAGCCTGACGCTAGAGCTTCTCGAAATTCTCGTACTAGATTTTCTTCGCTCATGCGTTTTATTTTGGAGGCTGGATATTTAACAAGCTTGCGGGGCGGTCGCCAAATGCATCAGCTTGCCAGCCTCATATACGAGTTATTTGTCTTGTGGTACTGGTTCTAAAAATACTGAGAGACTGATAACCAGTTTCAAAATATCCATCCAATGATCTTTCAACCACTGAATAATAGTTTCCCAGTTAATTTTGCCTTCCTTTGGCATATTTTCGTTTGTATACTTTTCGATCTCTTCCATAAGATCCATCGGATTGTTTCCAACTAGACGTTTACGAAATGGATGTCTAGCGGCCGAAATTAGTTGTTCATATTGTTTTTTATCAATAGCCCCTGAGCGAAATGACTCACGAGCTGCACGCCGATACATATACTTAAAAGGCATAATAGTTACCAAATCTTGTAATCAGGGATACGTTTTAGTAGCTGAGACAGCTCAGTATAATCAATTCTGCCTACCATTCTTGTCTTCTCAACACCGTTTTCAAGTATAACCAGTGTAGGCAATGAGTTAATGCTATACTTATTAGCTATTTCTTTATGGGCATCAACATCAATGATTTCAATTTGATACCGCTCATCCATGAGTCTTTTTATAATTGGATATGCTTGTTTACAGGCTGAACACCATTGAGCCGAAAAGAAAAGTCCGCTCATTTTTTCCTCCGCAGCAAATTCCAAAGTCTGCGTACTGGACCTTGAACAGGTCCAATAATATCATAGTTAGGAATCGTTGGTTTAGGAATAGGCTCTATTGGTTTTGTTGGTTCTACTGGTTTTGTTGGTTTCTTGTCAACTGCGTCAATAATGATATCAGTTACTTCTATAATCTCCTCATCCCATTGAATCTTATCTTGATTCTTGAAATGTAGAAGAAGATTTCGTAACCAAACAATAAATCGACGCCAAATAAGAAACATACATCACCTACCACAGCAAGTAGTCTTGTCTTGGATACCCAGCATAGCATGACAAAGCAATCGAGTCACCTTGCTTACAAATTCGATCAATCACACTAGCATCTGCCCAAAATGATCCAGCAGGCTGATTGTGACGTGTTGGACCAGAAACCCAAGTTGAACCCCATGAATTGATAATTAGCCCACCAGGACGATCTGTGCTGTCATCCATTCCAGCTAGTAGCATGCAATGCATCCAAGGGTTTCTACTTGGAGCTAAAAAGCCATCACGATCACGTCCACGTCGAGTATTAAATCCTTGACTGCTGCAGAGTGTAACTGGGTAGCCATTATAAATGCAGTCGCGTGCTTCTTCCCAGCTAGTGGCTAATGTCACAGAGCCAATGGGATGTACTTTGCACAGCGGTTCTAGTGCATCGGGAACGCCTTTCTGACCAAAAGTACGTGCTACGTTACCATCATATTGGGTGAAGTCCCACTTATTAAGATAAGTCTGTCGAAGAAGGGCACCGAATCTAACTAGGAATTCAGCAGCAACCGTGCCTGTCATTCCATCTCCCCACCACTCCTTCTTGTATAGCTGTTTGGCTACTTCAATTCGACCACCACCGTAAATAATTTCTGTGGCTGCTGGGGCTACCCAGCGTTGGGCTGAATTTTTCTTAATAATCTGACAGGCTGTGAGAATGTCAACTCCTAAGCCGTAGCCATGACTTACACAGTCTCCAATTTCTTGTAGGTGTGGGACTAATGGCCCACCTGTGCATTGTTCTAAAAACGGCCATAGAAGAGCAATCTGACCTTTACCAGTGCCTCTAATTTCCTGGTTAACTTGTTTTAAGTAAGGGTTGGTCCGGTCTCGTGTAAAATACCTTGCTACTTGTGGGTCTTGTAGCCATCCTCCTTGTATCAGCTGACCATTATATGCAGCTTCTCTAAATGCAAGTATTTGTGGCGTATTTAAGTCTGCAGCTTTTAGATTAACATGACTCACTAGACTTATAAGAGCTGCTGATCCAGATAGTTTAAGAAAATCACGCCTGTCCATTATTCATTCCTTTACTTTGAAACCGTGAGCAACCCATCAGCAATCTGACCCCACACGCTTCCGTGTTGTGATGGTGTTACAAGTAGCCCAGCCTCTGCTTGGGTCTGCATCTCCTTTTGCAGCTTTTCTAAAAATGGAACCCAGAGAGCTAAAGAGTTACC